TGTGCCTGATAGCAACACGGTAGCGCCAGTAAGGGGAATCCCCCCCGCAGTGTATCCCGTACCCACTACCTCATCCGATACCGAATAGGCCGTAGTATCCGGCCCAATAGAAGCGGCACTCGTGTACAGCGCGATCTTGATCACATCCGTACTGAGGTCGTGTTGAGCCAGAAACAATTGCTGTTTGAAGCTGGAGCACAGGGTTTGAGCTATAGCCATATCAAATTACCGCGTTTCGGGGTTGTCCGCTACGGTAAGCATCCTGACGGAGCTTGCCATCACCCAAGTTTTTGAGCAGCGTAAGTGACTGTACGTACATGTCTTGGTACAGCTTGACCATATCCTGCTCACCCTTCATGAAGCGAATTGCTTCTACGAGGGCTCCATTTAGCAGGGCGGAATCGAAGTTCTCGCCTAACCATGTGGTTCCAGCAGTAACAATGGACTCTGGGTAGTAGAAGTAAGCTAGCTCTGTAGAGTAGACCTTATCGGGAGTTGGGCCTAGGATGAATCGCAGTGCGAGTTCAGTGCCCGTCTGGTTTCCATAGATAGCGTAATGCTTCGGAGTTCCCGTAGCAGCTACCGTAGGATACGCTTCCCGGATAAAGTTGACATCCTTATTGAGCAGGTACGTGTACTCCAAAGTTGTTGGGTCTACTACCGCAACGGAGAACGCGGACAGGAAATCTGTAGGGACGTTGATGAACTGATTCCCAATAACAGCGGCAATAGCTGCAGTTTTACGGAGCGACGGAAGCTGAACAGAATTGAATATACGCTGCTCAGTCTGCTGCGTGAACATCTTGTATTCCGCAGCCGTGTACTCGTTTTGAGTAATGTCCGCGATATTCGCGCACAACTCCGTATAGGTCATAGCCATGTTACGCCATCGGTCCTCGGGCGGTCACGCCCTTTGTGGCTGCGCCATTACCGCGAGTCTTGATACCCGTGGTTTTAATGCCAGTCTGCGGGTAGCCGTTATTGGTCAAGTCTACGCCCGCAACAGAGCCTGTATGAGGCTTTGCGTATACAGAGGCTGCGCCAACTTCCTTGCCCATCATCTTCTTGGTGAATGCCATCGTAGGCTCCTTTTAGTGACTATGGCAGTGTGCCAAGTTATACGAATTTGTCAATCTAAACTTTGGTAGTTTCTAGCGCTGCTAGGTGCAAGCCCCGCGCATTTAGAGTTTGTGTGGGGGTGTGGGGTACCTGTGCTTTTCAGCTAACCACGATTGTGAGCAATGGTCACGCTCAACCCAAGTGAACAGCCAGTCGATCACGGGCCGCGCAATGCGCCCTTGCAGCTTGCCAGCCTGCTCTTGTCTCCAAGCACTTGCGGAGATCGTTTCGCCCCGTGCGCAGTTACCCAGTGTGAGTAGCACCAGCACCAAGTGATCCACGGCAATCAACGCAATCAGAATGCGCTGACGCAACTCCAGATCGGCAATCCATGTTTTCATTGTGGCTCCTTATGAAATCACTACCGCAACGGTACCGACAAACCCCGTAGCCACCAAGCTATTTGGCGTCAGCACGGCATCAAAGCTACTTGCGCCCCCTACAGGATTCCAGCCCCACTGAAATACCCGGCTGCCCCCGCCGTAGGAGCCATTTGCAAGTATCCCGGAGGTGTTGTAGCTGCGGTCTGGTCGGGGCTCTCGAAGTCCCTGTGGGTCCGACACTGGGTACATACCCAATTGCAGTTGCGGCTGATCGGGGGTCCAGCAGGTAGGGCAGACCAGCAAGCTAATCTGTTTGGTCTTTACTACTTCTTTTTTGAGAAGTTTTAGCTTGAAGCGGAACCCGCACCTATCGCATTCCGAGATAGCCCGCTTGCCATTGGCGAATCTATTTGCCATGGCTAGCCAATAAACATCTGGCGTGGGACGAAACGCACTGCCGCCTTGTCACGGTCTTCATCTGCGGCCAATTGCCAAGCTTCATCGTACTGCTCTTTTAAGGCCTGCATACGGTCTATCGCCCCGGGGACTTTCATGGACAGATAATACGCCAGCCCCGCCACCATGCAGGGAAGGAACCGGAACGGCACCGCCATCGTATTGCTACCACTTCCAGCATCCTGAATACGCTTGAGCCGCCAGTACACGAAGGTATAGGTCTGCGCTGCATCGGGGACCGGCCACACGGTTATCGTGGGGGTAGGGGCTTGCCGGTTAATGTAGACCTGAATAGGACGTGCCTGAGTCAGCTTGTTAGGCAGTGTGGCATAGGTGGATACACTAATGCGCGTAATCGTCAGATCAGCCTGCGTAGAGGCGCTCCCTGCACCTGTACGGATAACATGCTCCAGCAAGTCCACAGTGTTATCCGGCAGATCGTATGTAGCCGTGCCTGCTACAAGAGGGATCGACCCTTGCTCTACAGTCCAGAGATTGATACCCTGATTAGCCCAAGAAGCAAATAGCAGATTAAGACTACGCCTTGCAGTACGAAGATCGTAACCCGTACGCATCTCTGCACCACAGCGTTCAAAGGCTTCCTCAACAATGTCTGTGAGGTCCAGATTGAAGTTAGTGGTTCCAGAGGTAGTCATTATTTGGCCGAATCTTTAAATGCTTTGTCAGTCGGAGCACCGGGAGACCCGGGCTTGCGCATCTTGGCCCCGCGCTTTCGCTTGGCGTTGATGTTGTCCCACAGCCCCACAGTGCCGCCTTCAGCAAAGGTCTCGAAGTCGGTATCGTCCCGGCGCTTCGTTCGCTTTGCCTTAGGCATTTTGGACGAGAGCATAGCCCCCATTCCGCGGCTAGGTCTCACAGCATTTTGCCACGGGTCTTGCCCTTGGTGGCGCAACCATCGCCACGACTAGAGGCACTGACAGAACCGCCGCTAGCGTACTTTTTAACAGCCCCGCCTTTACGGTACCCGGTAGCCTCCCCGGTCTTAGGCCCTGTCAAGCGGCGCGTAGGGGCCGCCAATTGTTTTACGGCTTCCCTAGCGGGCGCGTTAAGCTTGCCCTGAGCGTTCTCAAGCAATGCTTGCACATACTCATTAGCCTTTGACCCCGGCTTACTAAACACATTACCGGAGCTTTTGAGTAGCGCTTGTGCCTCGCTGGGACTTAGATTTTGCAAGGCACGCAGCCCTTTAGCGGCACTTACAGGTGCTTTAGCTATGCCGAGCAACATCTCTTCAGGACGTGACGATTCTAGGGCCTGAGCCTCAATCTGTTTAGCACGAGCCGCTTTTCCGGCTGGCGTTGCTGCGGCTGCATTAGCTTTATCCATAGCTGCTTGACGTTTTGTAGCCGTGTAGCTATCAAGCTCTTCTGCAGTGGGGCCCCTACCCCCTCCGCTACCGCCTTTGGGTGCGGGGGTACTCCCACGCCTAGTTAATCCTTGCTGCCGGTTCATATAGTCCCGAAGGCTCAAACCAGATTTAGCAAGGGCTTCTTTGGTAACTATTGCGGGTTTTGCTGCAGGGGTTGCTCGTGGGCTATATCCCGGCTCAACTTCAGACTCAGCCTCCCGTACCCCAGCGGCTTCATCGGCTTCATCGGCAGCGCCTGCGGAGACATATCGCATTGCTCGGGCGCGAGTGGCGTCGTCAATATTTGGATTTTGGGCCATATAACCTCCTAGATAAAAATGCCCCGGGTCTTGCCCTTGGTGGCGCAACCATCAGCCCGTTTGGAAGCACTAACAGAACCGCCTTTAGCGTATTTCTTGGGGGCCATAGGAGCCGACGCGGGACGCGCAGGCATAGGGGCCGCTTCGGTATTGCGCATCGAAGCCTCATACGCAGCGTCAATAAGGGCCTGCTTACGCAGGTCATCAATTTCTTGTTTGGATGGGCGTTTCATTAACATTTACCTCCGCCAGCCATTTTAACCATTGTGCCCTTGGTTTTACCCTTGGACTCCACTCCACCGCCTTTAGCCATCTTACGAGTCTTTTCGGACTTCTCACCCTTGGCATACTGCATGGGGGTAATCTTACCGGCCTTGATAGCTTTGGCTTCCGCCAACTCTTCCTTCATGGATTCCTTGCCGCCGAACAAGCCCTTAGGCATCGATTTCTTTGTAGCCATAGTCTCACCACCTTTTGCAAATTTACGACCTGTATCGGCCTTGATAAAATCCGCCCCTACGGACTGCGGGACGCCAGCCTTCTTCGCAAAGGCAGGATTCTTGGCGATTGCCGCCATGAAATTATGTTGCTTTATAGTCGAAGAAGGCACTACTTATTCCACCAGTTGATGAGGTGCATCGCCCCGGCACCTACTGTACCAGCAGCCCCGCCAATAATCAACAGTACCCGCCACCCGCCTTTAGCTTCCGACAGTGTGACGTTAATGTCCGCAAGGCTCTTCTGCATACTCTTCATGCCTTCCAACATCTTATCCATATCTTCTTGGATATGCCGGATATCAGAGGCGTGTGTAGCGATTTCACGAACCATATCAATTTCAGACCTACGGTCAGGTCCAGTACGTGCCTCAGCCATGTTCAGCATTTGGCGAACCATACTGAGTTCGTCGCTACGGTCAGTCCAATTACGTGCTTCAGACATTTCAACATTTCCATCTAGCCAGTGATGCGGCCTTGCGAGTGGGATTACCCTTCTCGTCTTTCATAGGCCCGGGCATGCCTGACATTCTAGCGCAAAAGGAATCTTTCCGAGCCCCGCCTTGCGGCTGGGGGGCCTTAAGGTTAGAGCCGGTAGCTTTATTATATTTGGCCCTACCTTTGGCGGTTAACCCAGCACCTTTGGATACGGGGAGTTTCTCCCCGCGCCCCACTGCCAATGATGGATTTTTAGCCATGCTACGCTGCCTGCTGGAGTACGCGCAGCGTACCCGTGGTTTTGTCGATATCGGCATCCAGCAAAGCCAGCATAGTGATATCTCCTCGAGAAAACGCTTCCGTGCGTTGCGAAGTTAGATACGCCAACCGATTAGTCAGAATGGCGATAAGTTCAGTGAGTCCCATGATATACCTCTTAAACGGTGCGTGAAAGCTTGACTTTGACCTGACCCGCAGCCACTGCTGTGGTATCTGCGTCAGCCACAGCGCCAGTGATCGCAATACCCAGCCCGAGCGCAAACCGATAGCCGTTAAAACCGGGAATGATCTGCACAACCCCTGGGACACCGGCCACTGCTGCGGGAACCGGAATAACCATTTCTGGCACATCCGTACCAACGGTCGGCGCTGTGGCTTTGTTGTACAGCTTCACAAACGCGGCAGTTGCGCCGATGTTGGTTGCATAAAGAGCTTGCAAGCCGCTGGTACCCGTGAGAATCAAGGCTCCGTTGGTTGTTGCCAAGGAGTTGACAAAGTAAGGAGTTGCTGGTGCGAGTGGTGTACCGGCAGTGGTAACGTTCGTGACCGTACCAACCGTATTGAGGGTACCTGACCCTACGGCAATACTGCCCCCTGTAACCTGCACTGGCACAGACCCTTGCACGTCGTTAGTGGGTCGGGTCAGCAACTCAACACGTTCGCGCTCGTAGTCAAAAATACGCACATAGCTAATGCGCAACTCAGTGCGCTTAATCAACCCGCCACCACAATCCGTCACTGCAAAATCAGCCGGAAGCGTCATGCTATTCGCGTAGGGCAGGACCAAAGTTAGTGCCGTGGTAGCTGCGTTTGCAACCTTCCAAGCCCCGTCGATACCCAGTGTTGCCCCATCCACATTATTGCGGCATCCGACCAGTTCCAACGTATCGCCGGAGATGATCGCGGGGGCCGTCCAAGTGGTGTTTCCTGTCAATACCAGTTGCCGGGTTCCGTCAGCCAGCGTAGAAAGTACCGCAGCATTGGCCGCTTGGCCGACCGCACCCAAAGCGGACATTAGATTGCCACCGTTAACGCGCGCCACGTACCCGCCATAACTGGTCACGGTAGACGCCGTACCAATCACAATTGTGAAAGATGTCGGGCTGACGATAGATGCAACAGCAGTTGCAGTAACCAAATTAGGGAATGCTGCGCCGCCTTGGTCCCGAATACCATAGACGACAACTGGGTCCGCCAAGGCCAATCCGTGATCCCGATCTGTGGTTATCGTCGCCGTTGTTGTGCCGGTTTTGACTGCTGAAACGATCTGTGCATTAGGTACCGTCAGAGAGTCGTTGTTGACCGACCGAAAACGCAGTTGGTAATCCTTGCGGGGGGACGGTACCACGCTCGTACGTGTCAGTCGGCCGGTCGTGCCCTGAACTACATCAACCCCGACATCAGACCACTGTAGGCGATCAGCCTGTAGGGTCAGCTTGTACTCAGTGCTTGGTCCGAATGCGTATGTATACGCGGACGCCACTAACTGAACTGCGGCTGAAGACCCAGTGGCTATAGAGTGATTCCCTGCGACTGTGCCCGAAGGGTATGCGTCTCCGGCTTCTGATCTGCTGTACGCACTTGCTTGAGTAACCGTGGGTTGTTCAAAAATCAGGGACGTGCCATCTTCAGCCTGCCCAAGGCGGGCACGGATGAAAACCATACCCTTAGCACCCACAGGATTCGTAATTGCCTGGAACGCAATCGCTCCGGCTGGCCCCGCCGTGCAGGTGAATTGGGTAGGGCTAGGGATAGTCGCTACCACAAGAGCCGGATAGTTTGCCAGTGGGTTAGAGCAGCCCGCAATGCCAATGGCCCTTCCAACACTCAAACCGTGCGGGAGCACCGTATCCACCGTCAGTGTGGTAGCAGCTTGACTAATGCTGGAAATGTCAAGGTCCGGTATATCCGCCAACATGGCCCCGGTAGAGATAAGCTCCGAAGCAAACTCTTGCCCTAGGGTGCGCTGCGACATGGACATGCCCACCGAAAGCTCTACGGGCATTGGGGATGTGGTTAGACTTGTGATTGTGGTCTCGGTCCCTGCGTAAAGCGGTGACTTACTAATGACCAAGTACGATGCTGCGGCAGCGTTGCCGTCCACATACACCATATCGCCCGTAGCCTTTGTCTCGTCCCATACAACACCCGGAGTGTAGGCCTCAAATGCCTCACGAAATTTCCCGGTAATATTGGCAGAGACTACGTGAGCCGCGTCCCCTGTTGACTTCCACGCCGAGGCCCGACCGGTCTCAGTACTGTATAACGGTGCAAATCCACCCATGCTTTTCTCCTAAACTAAAAAGGGGCCAAAGCCCCAAACCTTATTAAGCAGAAGCCGGGAATTGCGAACCGTCCGGTGCCCGTTGTACGTACACCAACGTTACGATAAACCGGCCCGCAGTAAGGGTGCCTGTGCCAACGACATTACGGATGTACACCGTAGTATCTGCCGTGGTGGAGGTTTGCCACGCCAGTTGGGTAGCCGCAGTAGTAACACCCTGAAAACGCCCGCCCGCCGTTGTGGCTACAGCCGCCATCAACTGAGCGCCTCCAGACGCGGTTCCCACAGAGACGGTTGTAGTGCCGCCCGTAGCCGCGACAACTTGGTCCACCAAAATGTTGGCGATCTGCGAACCTTGGGGGAGGGTAAACGCAACCACATCGTAGTTGCCGATTACTGAGCCAGTGATATTGCCTGAGTCGTACGACTGCGAAAGCATAACTAGGCCGGTATTGCGGCCCGCGTTCTCTTTGACAGTGCCAGAGCGCAGGGGGCCAGAAAAAGTTGAAAAAGACATGATCTTTCCTTACATGCGTTTGGAGTACATCAATCTTGCATGTCAGTCAGCCGGGACTGTTTGATGTACCGGGTTTCCCGGAGTACCTGCAATATATCAGGAAGCGGGGGTGGGGGCAAGGTATTTGAACGTTAATCCGGCTTGTGGGCCACGAACTAATGCGGCTCCGGATTTTAGTGCCCGGTTGACTGTAGGGGGTTTAAGTTGCAACGCCTCTCGTACTGCTTGCACACTGGGGTAAACGGTCTCAGTGCCTTCGGCATCCGTCACTACAACCGCCTTTCGTATCTGAGATTTAAACTCTTCGGAGCGTTCTTTGCCGTACCAGAAGTTGCCCTCGCCGGACAGGGTACGTGATATCTGTAAACGTTGCGCCGTAGATATCTCTCGCCCTTTGAGCGCTATCGAGCGTTTCAAGCGCGTTTCTTCCGATACGGGACGTCCGGTACTGGCAGCGGCTATCTTTGCAATGGATTCCGGGGTGTGCTTTTGCCCCTTCCATGGGTTAGTTTCATTGGCCTCCGAGATTTTTGCTTTAGTTGCATCAGAGGGGGTTTTACCCCAGTTAGGGTTATTCGCACCGCTATTGGCAATACGCAGCTTTTGCTTTGCCCCCTCAGACAGTACTTTCCCAAAGTTAGGAGTATCGGCCCCATACTTGCCCCTCATAGGAGCGCCCGCATATTTAGACCAGTTGAAGCAAAGCGGGGTTCCTACATGCTTGTCTAAGTATCGCTGCTCTACGGCAAATAACAAGGCCGGAGTTTGCACTTCTTCAAGGACTTTAAACTCAAAAGCCCCCTCGCCATATTTAGCCCATGCCGCTTGCATATGCTTGTTTACATGTATTCCGGCTCTTAGCTCTCGCCTATGTCTGGCCCACCGTTGGGCTTTGTTCATGGTGCTACCTATGTAAAACTTGCCGGTTTCGATACAGGTAATTTCGTAAATGATGCTCATAAGGTACTCCGGGTGTTATCAACCGATAGTGTACCACAAAGCTAAAAGGAAAGGGGCCGAAGCCCCTTTCCCTATGAGGAACGCTTAAAAATTAAGACGAACCGGGACTGCCATACAGGCCTAAAGGATCGCTCACTCCAAACGAATACCTCTCGCGTGCCTTGTAGCGTACGTTACCGGTATCGAAGTCTCCATCCATGGAGTTCTGCAATGGCGAGCGCACAAAGTGCTTCAGACCGTTCGGCACGTCCGTCAACAGGAACCAGCCGTTTGTATCAGTCAAGAAGTGGTTCACGGTGTAACCACCGGGGATAGAACCATTGTTCTTCAAGGCATTGATATCGTTGTCGGCAGTACCAACGCGCTGCTCAGTTTCGAGCAAACGAGTTGCCACGAACATCAAAGCAGGGGGAACGACCAGCTTCTTCGGCTTAGCAGCGATCAGCAAGCCACGCTCATCAGTCCATGCAGCGATCTGGATCACGGCATTTTCCAAAGAGGTTTCGTTCAAGTCGGCGGCGACTGAAGGACGGTTGCTGTTGGTGCCACCGGAGACCAGTGGGTGCGCTGTAGAACACAAAGACACGCCGTCACCGTAAGTGACTGCGGAGCTAAACGCATTGTTCAAGACCGTTGCAGCCTTTACTTGCTTTGTGTATGCCATGCCACGGGCCAGAGCCTTGGTGTAGCGGGCTGAGAGACTATCGTACAGATTGTCCTCAACTGCCTCTTCAGTGATACTGAAGCCCATTGCGATGGTTTCGTGGTTGTAACGTGCGGTCCAAGCTTCCTGCGCATTGTCATAAGCAATGGCAGAACCCTCGTTCTTCACTGGAGCGGCGGAGAAGCCAGAGAGTTTGGTCTCTTCTTCAAAGGAACGCTCTGAGGACTCAACCTCGTAGATTTCCTTGTGCTCTTCGCCGTACTTCGCATATTCCAGACCGAACAAGGCGTTCAGACCGGGGAGCAGTTCTTTAAGTAGTTGTGCGCGTGAAATAGCCATGATTTAGCTCCTTATTAAGCGACTGCTGCGCCAATGTAATACTGGTGCTGAGAGTGATTGATTTTCACCAAAATCTCTGAGTACTGAGTAAATACAATGGTTGAGCCTGCTGGGATTGCAACGATGCTGCCGGGAACGGCGATTGCCAAGTTGATGTTGACAGTGGTAGCACCTGCAGCCGTATTGGCTTGCACGTACGAACCAGTCTCTACCACTTGGCCGTTAGCCGCAATGTAAGCTACATCAGCGCCCGCCAGAATCGCGCTTGGAAGGCCAGTGCCTGTCAGCGTAATTGCAGTGCCGGAAGAGGAGCCAACTGCCGAAACAGCCGTAGACGTATCACGAACCACGTCCAAAACCCGCAGGGGGAAAGTACCTGTGATAGCGGGAGCGCCTGCGCCGGTAATAGCGGCAATAGCGTTCGTGGAGTTGCCGTTGTTCAGATTAACAGCGTTGTTAATCATCTGAATGTTTTGGCCGATCAGTGCGCTATTAGCGGAGCCAATAACGGTAGTAGCCGAACAAACAACGCCTTTGAACACGGTGTCAGGATCATCAGTAACAATAGCTACTGCGTCACCAGCCAACGTACCAGACGGCCAATACTGCGAGAAGAACCTCTGCTTGGTCTGGGGGTTCGTGTACGAACAGCCGAGGAAAATACCGACCATACCACTTGCGCCTGCAGCGGTGACCGATAAACGTACGATACTGCCGCGATTCAACGCAACAAAATCGCCATAACCAATATCAGTGGCGTAGCCATACTGAATTGGGTAACTACGGGTAGAACCCGCAAAAACTTGACCGCCGATCAGATTGACCGGCTTTAGCCCGTAGGGGGCATCAACGGTGGGGTAAGCCATCTTAGACTCCTAAATTAAGTACCTTTACCGAAAGTGACTTTGGACTTACGTTCTTTGAACATAGGCATCCGTGGGTCATTTTCACGCATATAAGTGTTATCTACGGAATTCATTTGAGCGTCCGCTTGTTGGCGGTAGTACGCATCGCGTTGTTCCACAAACTCCACGGGTGTTTTGCACAGCAACAAACCGCCAATTTCAACCGAATCAGGGAATCGAGAAGATTGCCCAGACATAAGTCTAATTTCAGGATGATCTGAAGCCTTTACAGGTTCCCAACCTTCACGAAGTTTTGAAGAGACGTTAAGCGGATCGGAATTATTCAACGTACTGATCCGAATCCAACGAAATGCAAAGCCGGGTTCCGGGTTAGGGTCAGGCAGTAGCTGGGGCGGCATCCATTTTGTGGGGCGCTCCATTTTCGCTCGGGTTTCCAAATCGCGTGGTTGTCTAATAGTTTCAGCCATAATCATTTCCTCATTTCGTCAGCAACCTTACGGGCATACAGTTCCAAGGGAACTCCAAGCCTTTTGGCGATAGACACTTGCGTTTGCGTTAGTACGACCTTTCGGGGAGCAGTACTTCGGGTTGCGGGTGCCACTACGTTCTTTTTTTGTGTACGCTGAGATGGAGCATCAGCGGTTCCTTCTGACTCGAACTTGTCTGGGAACACTTGTCGTACACGAGAATTAACGCGATCATAATAGGTATCGGACTGCGGATCAATACCGTCTTTGATTAGTTTGTTGTGCAAACCAAGCGCAAAGCTAGTCATTTCATCATCAGAACCAAACCAACTATTCTCTCGCTGCCATTCTACTGCTTTCCTATCTTCAGGAGGATTGACAACGAATTGATTGGGTTGTACCACAGGAGTTTCGGCTTGTACAGGGGTAGGCCGAAAATTATTAACTCGCTCCGCTTTTAACTTCGCTGCAGTCATGCTTTCTTGCGCGTCTACAAGTGCATCAGAATCCCCGGCCTCATATGCAGTCTTGTAGGCTCGCTTGGCGGCATCCAACTCGTTGGCTACTACTTTCTTGGCCTGCTCCAATAAGGCGGTCTGCCCTTGGTTAAGGGAGCCCTTAAGCTGCCGGTTCTCTTCCGCAATAGTCTGTGCAATACGCACCGCCTCCTCGCGCTCACGCAGGGCGGACTCTTTAGCCCGACGCTCTTCGTGGTAGCCCTTGGTAAAGTGCTTGATGCGCTTCTTGGCGCTATCAGAATAACTGTCTAGCTCCTCGTCGGTAGGGTCTACCGGCGCTTCGGCCATAGGCTTACGATTACGGTCCTTCTCAGGAGTATCGTCAACAATCTCAACTTCTGGCTCAGGCTCAGGAGTTACTACACGACCGCCAACTCGGGGTTTGACGGATTCAACTTCGTCGGGGAATTCAAATTCAGTTTTTTCGATGCTCATAATATCTCCTTAAGGACGTTGAATACCGCGGGGGTCCTGAACAACTGCTTCTACAGAGTCGTCGTTTATTATACGAAATTCGGTGCCGTGAATCTTCATGCGAGTGCCCGTGTTAGGGCGTACAAGAATAAAGTCACCCACTGCGCAAGAGGGTCCGGAGGGAAAACGTTTTTCATCTTTAAAGGCGTCAGGGCCGAGTTTTGCTACAAACAGTACTGGAGACAGTAACTCTTCGTGGTGCCGAGCTTGATCTGATTTCAGAATCCCGCCTTCATACTCTTCCTTTGCCTCCGGAAGCATACACAGAATATGGTATGTAACGGGGTCAGGAATCTGTTTGGCTTTGGCTTCATTGTTTTCCGCCAATATAGACACCGGCCCTTTAGGGTCTGCCGTGTGGCTTATTAGAAATTCATTCGGCTTCATATCGCTCCAAGTTCTTACGCAGGTCTTGTAGATCAGTAAGTGCGAGGCCAAGACCGTAGATAACCCCGCACATTCTTTGGTACTCCCCAAAGTCTTTACAACTCCCCTTTGCAAGGGAGTCCGCCATGTACTCCACATGGGCCTTAAATTTCTTCTCCAAAACTTCTAGGTCAGTCATGTTGGTGTCCTAGCTTTCTGTGCCGCTAGCTGCTGCTTGAGTTGGTTGGCCTGAACTGCTGCGGCCATCTTCTGTTGCTGCGTCTGCTGCGCATGTGTAAGCTGTTGCTCATGGGCTTGCTGGGTCTGCTGCATGGTCTGCGCATGGCGTTGTTGGGCCAGCGCTGGGTCCTCGCCCTGCTTGCTAGCCATTTCCTGCGCTTTGAGTTGCAGTTCCGCTTGCTTGATCTGCAGGTCACCCTGAATCTTCTGGCCCTTGAGCTCAACTTCCTTGCCTTTGAGTTGCAATTCGGCTTGTTGGAGTTGCATCATCGGGTCTTGTGCCGCCTGTTGCGCTTGTGCCTGTTGAGCTTGTGCCATATTCAGTTGCAGTAGTTGCGTCGCGGCTTGGGCCGTCAGGCGGGCCAGTTGAACTTCCACGTCCTCCGGCAACTCTGAGTCAGGTGCGGGCATCGTAACGCCCATCTGCTCCTCGATCTTGCGGCGGTATGCGAAGGCCAAGTGCTCAGAGATATGCGCCATCGTCGCCGCCATCATCTGCTGCGCCATTGGGTTCTGCCCCATCGTCTGCCCAATCATGGGGTCTTTCATAAACGTTGTGTGAACAGCGATATGAGCGTCGTGATCTTGGTAGATGAACGCCTTGACTGGCTTACCATTAAGGAACGCCATGTTCTCACTGATCGGGTCCCGTGGCTTCAAGTCATCGTCAACCGGCACAAGCTTCTCAACGTTCTTGATACCCAATACTTCAAGCATCTGACGGTGCAACTGGGGCAAGTCGTAAATCTGCGGAGCGCCTTGGGCCAACTGAATAGCCGCTTGGTACTGCATGATCCGCTGCGCCATTGTGGTGCTGTTGGGGTCGCTGACGGGGATAACCTCCACCATAGAGTAGTCGCCGCGCTTGGCTTTACGATCTCCTTTAGCGGGGTCGTATTCATACTCATCAGGAGCGTTGTCTCCAATGATCGCGGCCAGCAGCTTGAACTCTTGCTTCATGGACGCATGAACCCGGGCCTGCACAGCACTCATGGTCTTCAGTGTGCGCTCCAACAGCGCCAGCGTTGTACCTACCGGGGCGTTGCCCGACATGTCAGCGATCTTCATATCACTGATAGCGCCCAAGCGGCGGGCTTCGTCGGTAATCTGGTTCAACAAGGCCAGCAGAGTCTGGCTAGGCTCCTTGTATGGCAGCGGCATGATGTTGTCACGCACGGTCCCAGAAGCCACATCCACGTCACGGAACTCGCCCGGAGCGATAGGGGTGTCGTCGCCCTTGATGCGCAAGCCACGAGCCTTCAGGCCGCCCGGCAAGTTAGCCAGCGAACCTGCGTCAATCAACTGACGAATCAGGGAAGTGCCTGCGCGGGCGTAGCCGCCGATCAGGTTAACCAAACCAAAGCCATAAGCGCCGAAGCCGGGGATGTAGGTGTACTGTACGAAGTGCTGGCGTTTCAGCTTGGTTACATCGTCCTCTTCCCAATTCCTGCGAATAGCCAGCACTTCGCTGGTGCCGCGCTCAATAGTCACCACGTACGGCAGTGCAATGCCGTCCTCATCCTCGTACCCGGGCATATCCCAGTCTACGTGAATCTCAAGCAACTGGAACCGGTCGTCGTCCGTGACACTGTAACCCTGCTCTTCGGCTTTCTTCTTCTCAACGTCCGTAGTGATATGTACTGGATCACCAAGCTCTATATCCCGGTAGAACCCCGCTACCTGCAGCTTGCGAACCTCGTTCTCGGTCTTGCGCATGACATGCGTAACCCGCTCTGCAGTCTGTGAACTCGACGCGCCGTAAGGAATAATCACATCTTCTGCGGGTACGAACAGAGCCACTTGCCTACGCAGTGAGGGGTCGTTATACACCTTCTTGAAGGCAGAACCCGACAGGCCGAGGTTAAACAGCATGCGCTCATGCTCTGGCCGATACTCAGGCATCTTCTCCAGAATCTGGTAGTTCATGTCCTCCTGAACCCGGGCGGCTGCCGCTTCCGTATCCTTGGTCGAGGCCCCCACGATGGAAGTTTTAACCGGGCCTGCAGCGGGGAACGTCTCGGTAACCATCTCCGCTTGGAACCGGATAGCTGCTTCTGTCAGCACTGTGGAATAAACGCCACACGCTCCACTCCAAGGCTCAGTACGCTCGTCGTACTTCATACCCAAGACCTCAAGACCTTTCACATAAGCGTCAACCCAGTCCTTACGGGAGTTGATATCGGCATCCACCAGTGCCAGCAGGTCACCTGCGAGGGTAGTCAACTCGCCCTCGTCCATGAACTCAGCGAGGTTATCCCCAAAGTCTTCGCCCTTGGTGGGCTCTGGGATCAGCGTAATCTCTACGCTACCATCTGCCAACGTCACCCGGTCAGGGTTCTCAATCTCAATCTCCAAATCCGGTTCAGTGTTTTCGAGAGTGTCCATAATGGCCCCAAGCCCCATAGGTGCAGGTGTTAGGGAAGGGGACATACTTGAGGTTGCCATAAATATCTTTCGTTAGTAGTAAGAGGCTTTACGCGCCGCTTGGAAGTCTGAATTATCCCCGTGGTCGGACGTTAGCCGCAAGAGCCCGCCCTTACGAATCCGAATGAGGGCCAGCGTCAATGTATCCACTTGGTCATCATGCTCCCCGCTAGGGAACGCCAACAACTCCTCTACCACGCTGGTAGCCCATCCCGTTTCCGGGAACCATACCTGCCCACTCATAAACATATCGCTGACAGAATTCAGTCTTGCTATCTTATCTTGGCCCTTACCGGGGCTGTAGTCCTGCACAAACAAGCCGGAGCGCCGCATTTCGTCAATCAGGGGCTGACCACTGGCCTTAGCCTCGACAATTATGCTATCGGGCTCCCAATCTTTGGCCTGCTGCAGGGCCATTTGCTTCAATTCTGGGAATTCCCACTTACCTACTACACAATTTAGTAGGATTACGTTGTCTATATCCTCTTCATTCTTCCATACACCCCATGTTTGGCACACAGAGTAGTCAGAACGGGTTTTTGTGGTGAGCGCAGTATCAAATGACTGCACAATGTAGTCCACAGCAGGAGGTTTCTCATGGGGCCACCACTTAATATGGTCTCGTTTGATGATCGCAGCTTCTTGTGCGGTCGGATTTTGCTGGTATTGGGCGTTCCATTGCCATGACGGCATCGACGCCTTGGTCCGCAAGAGGGAATCCAAGCTCCATTGCTCCGGCCACAGCGATTTCTGCAGGGTAGAGGGGGCATCAGGGTCAAATTCCGCGTTGTTTGGGTCTGCCAGCGGGTTTGGAGTCTCCAAAATGGCCGGAAACTCGAACATATCGTACTGATCGCCGTCTTCGTTCAGCGAACTGTCCTTCAGCAAGCGCCCAATCAGGTCCCGCTGGTGCCAGCGAGTGTGCAAAATGCAAATCTTGCCCCCGGGCATAAGCCGTGTACGCAAGCCTGCACGAAACCATTCGTAGATGCCGTCGAGGCTCGTGGTATTCCCACTCTTAATATCTTGTTCGGAAATCGGATCGTCCACCACAATCAGATCGGCCCCCCGGCCCGCCAATGCTCCACCTACGCCTGTGGCGTAAACCTCTCCACCTTTAGTCGTATTCCACTTGCCTGCAGCCTTGGCATCGGCTGCGATAGCTACGCCCGGGAATATCCGTTTGTAGTCTGGGGTTTGCATCAGGTTACGAACCTTACGCGCCATATCCACAGCTAGGTCGACCGTATGGGAGGCTACGATCATCTTGTGCTCGGGGTGTTTACCCAAGTACCACGCAGGATAGTAAATGGAAATCATCTGGCTCTTACCAAACCGGGGGGCCATCGACACGGCTACTCGATCCTTCTCGCCCAACTCAACTTGCGTCAGAAGCGCACCCAATCGCTTCAGGTGCGTACCAAACTTATAGGCAGGGTCAACTGCCGCAATGAACGCAAGAAACTCGCTCTGCGCCAGCATCGTACGCTTACGCTCTTCCAACTCATCCAGCAAGGCCAGTGTGTTCGCCATGTCCAGATGGGACATTTTTGGGAGGTTGTCCAGCAGCCGCTGGATATCCGTACGGTCGGTCATTCAAACGGGTCCGCGGGGGGAGTGATCGCAAACATATCCGCGTCGATAGTCTTCATCAGACGCTCACGCAGTAGCTGCTCCAGTTCTTCCGTTGGGCGGTGCCGCATGGTGATCTCAGTCTTGTCCGTGAACAGCCCGACATCCGAGATTTTGCCCAACAGTTCGTAGCACTTGAGCCGTATGCGCGGGTCGGGGTTAGCCGAATCCACAATCAACTTGTTTGTTACGTAGGTTCGCAGTTGGGCAGCGGATTGAATGACGACCTTATCGTACTCGTCCAGCAGAGCCTTGATATGCACAATGGTCCCCGGGGAGGAGAGCATCGTTTCCGTCGCAGCCTTGGTACCCGTGAATACGGCGTGAGCCGCAGAAATATCAGAGTCCGTTACCTGCACATCATCGGCAATCTCCGCAAGGCTATTGAAAGCAGCGGCTATCCGAGCCTGCAGGTCCTCGAAGGTCGGCGGGTATTCCGCATAGGGGATGTCCGTGTCAATGACTGGAAATTGCATAAGTTGTCCGCAGCCGTGAGGCGATGTGAAATTATTACACAAAATTTTGGCAGGTGCTTTTTATTTAGGTAGGGGGGTCTTTCTGTGAGGAGCGCTAGGCTTTGTCTAGTTGTGAGGTGTCGAAGCGTCTAGGCACGTGGAGCAGTGTCTAGTTGTGAGGTGTCGAAGTAGCTGCGAGTGTTGCGCTCAGTGTATTTGCGCGGGGGGACTCCAAACCCTCAAAAGGGTCCCCGGGGTACGGTGGGGTCGCGATTCCACCTAATATTAGGTCACATTTGACCCACCCTACAGCTTGACAATGTATAGGACTTGGGTTACATTATGGGTGTCGGTTGTTTAAGTGTCTGTATCGGACACACAACTTACATAGGAGTTTCACGTGTCTACAGTTTCTTTTAACGCATTCGGGTCCACTATCATCACTGCTACAACTGCAGCCGATAAGGCTGCTGGCAAAGCACGCGACATCGTAGCTCAAGCATTCGCTCAATATATGGATGCATGCGCAGTGGCCGGGGTTGCCCGTGATGAGGAAGGCGTGAAGGCTATCGGTGAGGAAGTGCGCACGTGTCAAGTGTTTATTGATGCGGTTGCGGTAGGTTTAATCGAAAAGAATACAGTAACGAATTATGCACAGTCCGCCATGCGTGCTTACTATCATGATGTCGCATGGTATGCATCGGCATTCTTAAGTGAAGAGAAAGGCGGGCTCCCCGCGCTCCCATGGTCGAAGGGTGCAGCCAGAGGCGGGAAAGCCCGTGTTGGCAAAGTAAGTACAACGGATAACAAGGCATTGCTTGACACTATCCGCAAAGCTATTGAGCAGGCAGTGCTACTTAACCAGTTAGAGGTTAAATCCATCCTGATCGATGCGGCATGCGTGATTGACCCAGCCTTCAAAGTTTAAGGGTTTACCCTGAACCCCTGCAATCAGGGGTTTGGAGTGCACCTTCGCACTTAACAGAGAAAATCAAATGGCCAATATTAAAACGCTTATTATTGAGAAGACATCCGGGCAATGGGACGGCATGGTGATGGATGGCGACGCGGTTCTGACTGTAGGGTCAATGCCCACGCGTGAAGAGCTTGCGACGTGGTTAGATGATGCGGTCACCCGCAAGGTATGGCTAGACGGCAGCGAGTTGCCCGATATGTATGACACAAGAGTAGGGTTCAACTAATATTAGTTCTATCCAACCAACCGCCGCAAGGCGGTTTTTTACGCCTGTACTTTTCAGGCGCCCCTGCCCGTAGGCGGGCACGCTCCCCACCGTAGGCGGGGCTTGATCATAGTAGTCCACGGCGCGGGAGGGGCTTGATCATAGTAGGCAAGGTGAGTGAGTGAGTGAGTGAGTGAGTGAGTGTGGGGGTAAGAGTCCAACTAATATTAGTTGATAGAACAATGTAGTAACCGCTACGAAAAGGCTAGCGCGGGGAGGAGGTAGGTAAGAGAGAGTATCCAAATAGACCATTTATACCGGTAAGCCTCCGTAACTTACAATTATCTACTTTTGTAATGCTAGAGATAATCGACCGTGAAGTTCCTTACATGAACGGTATATCGCTTACAACCTACGGTATTCAGGGTTACTGGCAGCACAAAAGGGGGGAAAACGGCAGGAAAGGGCGTTACGAAAACCAAGAAACCCCTAATAATAATAATAAATAAGTTTGTATTGTTGTTGTGTGCTGTTTGTACCCTACAAAAAAAACCATAGGAATTGCACGAGTTCCGGGGAGCCACGAGTTCTCAAAAAACTAGTTATTTGAATACACATTCCATGTTCAGACCTCGCTCAGGAGCTCTCTCCGGCAGGAAAAGTTACGCCGTACCGC